ATAGTCCCATAGCGGGTCAAGGTATCTTCGCTAGAGAAGATATTGATGCTATGATGTATCTTGGTGTGTCTCATATTATAGTAAATGATGTGATATGGAGATCCCCTCTAGGAGGGTTTATAAACCATTCTGAAGACCCGAATTGTATAAAGTGGTGCGAAGATAATATTTACTATGTGAAAACGATAAGAGATATTAAGAAGGGAGAAGAGTTGTTTTTGAAGTACACATTTTATAAAGTAACTTAAAAGTCGCTAAATATAACTGACTTCGTATATTGTCGGTAAATGGCGACTCAGTTATCCTTTAAGGATCTTAATATAACTTTTAAGAAACATCCCGTAACTAATGACGTTGTTGTTAGTCGGGATGAATCTGCTATTAAGCAAGCTATCGTTAATTTACTATTGACTAATAAGGGTGAAAGGTTGATGAATCCTAAGTATGGTTCTGATATAAGAAGTTATTTGTTTGAACCTCTGGATTATGGTACTGCTGCTAGAGTTAGGGAAAGTATTACTTATTGTGTAACTAATTACGAACCAAGAGTAAGCATACTAGAAATTCAAGTATATCCAGATTATGATGATAATGGATTTGCTGTTGATATGACTTACCAAGTAAGAGGAACAGATGATCCACCAGTACAAGTAGAATTCTTCCTATCAAGGACGAGATAATGCCATATACCCAAGTAAATAATTTAGACTTCGCTGACATTAAGACTGCTCTTAAAGAATATATGAGAGCACAGACGGATTTCACTGATTACGATTTTGAAGGATCCGCAATCAGTCAAATTTTAGATGTACTAGCGTACAACACTTACTATACTGCATTCAATACCAACATGGTAGTGAATGAATTGTTCTTAGATTCCGCAACTCTGCGGGACAATGTAGTATCCCTTGCGAAACAATTAGGGTATACTCCCAAGTCTGTTACAGCACCTAAAGCATCTGTCAGTATGGCACTGACGTTTACTGGAACAGCACCTGCGGAAATAGCAATAAAAGGTGGTAGTGGATTTGTCACAAACTATGATGGTAGTTTATATCGTTATGTGTTGAAGGAAGACATGAAAGTACCTGTTGCAAATAATGTAGCAACATTTGTGGACATACCAATATATGAAGGTTCTCAGATTGTTACTAATACAATAGTTAACACAAGTCTAAAAGAGCAAAGATTTATTATTGATAACTCTGGTGTTGATATGGATACACTAAATGTAAGAGTCTTCCAAGCATCAAACTCAAGTGTATTCAAAGATTATAAAAAAGCAAATAATATATTAGATATAGGTGCAAGTGACGAGGTATACTTTATAAGTGAGATAGAAGATGAAAAATATGAGATATTTTTTGGTGATGGAGTTCTCGGAAAAAAATTAGAGAATAATAATGTAGTTAGAATGAGTTATATTGTAACAAATGGATCTATTACTAATGGTGCAAATACTTTTACATTTAATGGTCTCATGGAAGATGAGAATGGTACTACTGTAACTCTTCCTTTTTCAATATCATCTATCAGTACAACATCAATAGCATCTGGTGGTTCGGATATTGAAACGATTGATAAGATCAAGTACAATGCTCCTAAGTTCTACAATTCTCAGAATAGAGCAGTTACTGGTAATGACTATAAAGCAATTGTGCGGAATTTATATCCTGCAACTAGCGATGTTATTGTATTTGGTGGTGAGGATCAAGTACCACCTGCATATGGTAAAGTATTTCTTTCTGTCAAACCCACTGAAGCAACTACACTTTCGTCATTTACTAAAAATGAGTTAACACAGGAACTTAAGAAGTATACAGTTGCGTCTATTAGACCAGAGTTTGTTGATCCTTCCATTCTATACCTAGAATTGACTAGTAACATATACTACACTGGCACAAAGACACAATTACTACCTACGGAAATTGCAACTAAAGCATCTACTGCAATAGTTGAGTATCTTAAGACATCTCAGACTGAAAAGTTCAATGGTAAGTTTAGATACAGTAAATTTATTGGTGTGATTGACAATTCTGATATTTCTATTAACTCAAATGACACTACTGTCATGATGAGGAAAGATTTTATAGCACAGATTAACGCATCCTCTTACTATGAGATATGTTATCAAAATCCTTTTTATGTTGACTGTAACAATCCTGTAGTATCATCTACTGGTTTCACAGTTTTTGAGTTTCCAACCTATACCTCATATCTAGAAGATAGAAATGGAAAAATAGTGCTATATAGACTAGATCCTGTAAGTGGTGATAAGATCTTACTGGATGATTCAGTCGGAACTATTAATTATGAGAAAGGTGAAATAGAAATGACTAATTTCACTATATTAAAGGGAACTTTCTCTGACAATCGTATTGAACTAAGAGTCAAACCCGCAAATAAAGATATTGAAGTTAAACGTGAGATGTATCTAGACGTAGATGTATCAAAAAGTAAATTTGTAGCATATAAAGAAGACTAGGAATGCCTAAGACTGCTAATAGAATCTCATTTCTAATTGATTCTCAACTTCCTGATTTTATCAACGAAGAGTATGAACTGTTTGGAAAGTTCATACAGAAATACTATGAGCAGTTAGAAATTCAAGGGCAACCTTACGATATTATTGAGAATCTTGAGACTTACCGTGATATTGATTTTTATGAACAGAACATACTTAGACAACATACTACTCTTGATGTTGCTATCACTAATTCTAGCGACACAATTGTATTACAAGATGCAACGAGTTTTCCAAAACAAGGTGGATACGTAAAGATTGATGATGAAATAATTTTTTATCAAACTAGAACTGACACTACGTTACAGAATTGTTCTAGAGGTGTAAGTGGCAATACTACATTAGGAGATCTTTATAGAACAAGTACATTTGTTACAACCCAAGCATCCAGTCATACCAATGGATCTAAGGTATTAAATATTAGTAACCTTTTCTTGTATGCATTAATTAAAAGTTTTGAGAGTGAGTATCTACATGACTTTCCTGAAGCATACCTGAATGATGCTGTTGATAAAAGAACTCTCATTAAGAATATAAGTTCATTTTATCAGTCAAAGGGAACTGATCAATCTATTAAGTTTTTATTTAAGTGTCTAGTCAAAGATGATCCAGAACCAGAAGTTGCATATCCACGTGACTTTACTCTTAAAAGTTCTGAATCTAACTGGGTCAATAACTATTCTCTAAAAGTTAAGATATTAACAGGAACACCAACTGATCTAATTGGTAAAAAAATTTCTCAGACAACGCCGTTTGCGTCTGCTGTTGTTGACAATGTACGTTTCAATGGTACATATGATGGAGAGGATCTATATGAGATCATACTCAACGAAACAAGTGTTAATGGTCAGTTTTCTATTGCTGCAAGGACTAAGTTAACAGAATCCATTCTAGCTACTGATACTGTAGGTGATAGGATTGATGTAGAATCTACATTAGGATGGAGTAAGGAAGGTGAATTTACTATTGGTAATGAGACATTTACATTTGAAGATAAGAATGTAAATCAGTTTGTTATAAAGAGTAGAGAGGGAACTACAGTATATCCTGTAGGAACTTCTGTAACCTATGGTGCAAATGTATCTGGATCAAATGTAACATTGTTAGTCTATGGTGTCTTATATAATGCGACTAATGAGACAAATTCACCTTATTCAAATGCAGGTGATATACTTGAAATATCAGAACCTGGTTTTGTAACAAATGATATAAAGATCTTTGATGCACAGAATAATCTTCGCTGGGCGTTGCCTGGTGCTTCTCCACTGATTAGTGACTTAAACACCAATGTATCAGCCATCTATGAGGATGGTGAAGGTTATTACATAGCTTCTTCTGGTTTTCCTTCACATGCAGTGGGCACAGCAGGCCGACCAGCTGATACAAAAGATCAGAAGCAATTAAAAATTATTAGAAAAACACCTATTTCTACAACTGAGGTTTATGAAACTAAGTTTAGAGATGTAGGAATTGCTACTAATGGAGTGCCATTTGCAAGTTATAAAGATTCAAGCGTTGTATTAAATGGTGCTCTTCAAACTATCACTGTTGATACTCGTGGTAATGGTTATCTCAATGCTCCATATGTATTAGTTAATGGAGTATCTGCACAAGCAATATCATCCTTATCTGGTCAGGTAGTACAGTCAATAACAATCACCAATGCGGGTGCGTATACATCTGTTCCTACTGTTGAGGTATTATCTGGTAGAAATGGAACTGCTACTGCTGTGGTAACAAATGGTGTTATCACTAGTATTACTGTTACCAATGCAGGTGAGTATTATTCTACTCCTCCTGAAGTTAGAATTACTGATAGTTCAGGAAAAGGTAGATTCGCAGATTACGTGGCTGATATATCAAGCACTGGTACTATAACTGGATTTACAAAAATCAATGGTGGTGATTTCTATACACAGGAAAATGTTACAGTTGATTTAATTCCTGTTGGTTCTGGTGCAACTGCAACAGCAACTATTAGGGAATGGAGAAAAGACAAGTATTTCATAAACAAGAATAATTTAGATTCTGAAAATGGATATTGGTTCCAAAACTATGATCCTTCTAAAGGATATGGATATGCTTACTATGCATCTCCTACTACACTGAGAGCAAATGATACGGGAGCATCACATTCTCCTATTCTAGGGTTTGCATATGATGGTAACCCCATATATGGTGCATATGGTTATGCTAATCCACTAGACGCTTCTAGTGCTATTGCACAGATGAGTCCTAGTTATTCTAGAAATTCTACTAGAGTAGGACCTGATATCGCAACATATCCTCTGGGAACATTTATTGATGATTATACGTTTACTGATGGTTCTGGATCATTAGACAAAAATAATGGTAGATTCTGTGTTACACCTGAATATCCTGAAGGAACTTATGCATACTTTATCACAGTTGATGGTAATGGTAGTCCATTGTTCCCATATATTGTAGGTAAATGCTATTACTCTTTACCTTTAGATTCTAACTATAACTCTGCAATGACTCAGGATGATCTACCAGTTAGTGCTAATAGACTAAGAACATCTGGTATATCTAAAAATGGTGTACAGGCAGTAGTAAAAATTGAAGATGTAACAAGAGGAACTGTATCATCTGCTACAATTATAAGTAGTGGATCTAACTTTTCTGTTGGTGGTGGATTGGTAGTAGATGATAGTGGTACAGAAGGATCTGGTGCTGCTGGTGAAATAGAATCTGTTAAGGGAAAAACAGTATCGTCACTTGAATCTCAAACCACTAAAGCATTATATGTTTCTCTTGTTAATAATGCTTATCTTTTTGATGGAGATACTATTACTCAAGCAAATACTGGTGCTACAGGTAAAATAGTTGGTAACGTATTTACTGCTAAAAACTTTGCACTACGTGCAGTAACAGGAACTTTTAATAGTACAGATGTACTATCATCTAACACAAAAGTACTCAATTTAATTCTTGACAATCAATCATCATATACTAAAGGTGCAGTTTTATCTTTTAGTGATGGTATATCAACACCAGTAGCAACAGGTGAAGTTCTAGAAACAACAATAGACCAAAATAATGTCAAGATAAAAGTTTTGACAGGAACATTCAGTGTTTCTACAACTTTATTCTTAACAAGTTCTAATTTAATCAATACAACAGGTTCAAAAATTGTTTCCTTATCATCTCTAAGTGAAAACCTCTCTATTTTTACAATACAAGATAATGTAGCATTATTAACTACATCTTCTGAACATGGTGTTGGTATTGGTGAGGAAATAAATGTTGATGTCAATCCAGATGATGCTTCATCTACAACAACATACTATGTAAGAAAGAGAGTTTATCAAGAAGCAATTCTTAAAACATCAGTTATAGCAACGACTCTCAATGACAATAGTATTGGTAGATCTACCATATTGAATGGTGGTGGAGATTACACTGCTGGTTCTTATACTGGGATAGCATTGTCTGGTGGTGCAGGTTCTGATGCTAAAGCAACTATAGTTGTCTCTAGTGCTGGTGTTGTTAATAGTGTAATACTAACTGACAAAGGAACTGGATATAATAGATTTGATATTCTTACAGTTGGAGCAACAGATTTAGGAAAAGCAAGTCCTTCAACTAAATCTGACCTTAAATTACGTGTTGATCATGTAGGATTTGCATCAGAAAACATCGTATTGAATGTTGATAATTCTGATAACATCACAATCAATGATTTTTTACAAATTGGTAGTGAGATTGTAAAGGTTACTGCTAAAAATAGTAACGCTCTGACTGTTGCAAGAGCACAAAACTCTACCACAGCTGTTGATCACTTTGATGGTGCTACTGTTTCTGTATATAATTTTGGATATAATATTCCTCTTAATCATCCTGTAGGAAATACTACTAATGATGCTAAGGTTCTTTCCTATGATTCATCTACTCAGAAAGCAGTATTTGTATGGGATTATGATCAGACATTATCATCAATCAATCAAATAACTTTATCAACAGTATTTTATGATACTAGTGCTGATATAAAATTAATACAAATACAATCTGTAACTGATCCAGATGTTTATTTTGAGTTTTCATCAGATAATACTACATTTGTAAGGAATCAGATTATTGATATTAAAGAATACTACAAATACAAGTTTGATACATCTCATGTATCAATGAGTGGTGTTGGTTTTGATATATCTCCAAGTAGAAATTTTAATCTTATTACACCAGAAAAAACTACAGCAGTAAACAACTCATTTGTTGATCTTAAATTAGGTTTTGGATCAAGAGTATCTACTAACACATATAGTGTAAAACAACCGATAGTATATACGAAATATTATTACTATGATAGAGATGGTGTAGTCAACTCTGAAATGTCTTATTTCAATGTTGTTACTGATCCTTTACAAGGAACTAAAAATTCTTTGTATGTTACAAATACACAGATTCTTTATTCTACTGAGACTCAAGCGTCTCATGATGGGACTGGCACTATATCTTACACATCAAAATCTCTATTTTCTATTGGTGAAATTAATTCAATTAAGATTACAAATATAGGTGGTGATTATAAAAAGATACCTATTGTAACTGGTATCATTGATAATGATGGCAATACAGACACTAACGTAAGTTGTTTCTTAAATAGCACAGACATTGGTGTACCTAGAAGTGTAAAAATTATTAATAATGGTGGATCTTATCATAGCGATCAAACAATAAAGTCTAGTATTAGATCTAACTATACTTTTACTCTATCTAATTTTATTACTGATGGATATAATGTTGGTGAGTATATTGTACAAAAGTCAGGATCAGTTGAGGTTGCTAGAGCAAGAGTAACTTCGTGGAGAAAAGGATCCAATCTATTAAACGTATCAAATGTTACAGGAATATTCAGAGAGAACCAACAAATTATTGGTTTGGCAGGTGGTAATACTGCAACTCTTGTTGATATCAATTATACAGAGTTTACTCCTGTTATCAAAACTTACTTTGATAATATTGGAAAGTTTACTTCTGATGTTGGTAAAGTTAGTGATCAAAATCAAAAAATTCATGATTCATATTTCTATCAAGACTTCTCATATCTAATTAAATCAAAGACTCCAATAGATTCTTGGAGATCTTTAATTAAAGAAACAACTCATCCAGCTGGTTTTAAATTATTTGGCGAGGTTGATGTAGAATCTGCTGCTACAACACCAATGAGCAGTGATACAGTTACTACACATAATTGTTTTGTAGAACTTAAGACAAATATTACTGTACAAAGTACAACTAAACAGATTACACAACATCTAATATCAGCACAAACCACTACTATTGAGGATGGTGTTGGTTCTGTTGCAAAAGATGCTACAAATACAACTGAAATTAAAGCAACTCAAATTAAATTGAGTGCTCCTTTTGATGGTTCGTTATCTAACAATGGTAATCTCTCAGGAACAAGGACTTTTGGTATCCTTGACATGAACAATAATGCAGTGATTCCATATAATGCACAAGCATTATTAATCACTCTTGATGGTATATTCCAAGAACCTGGCATAGCATATACTGTGTCTGGTAGTAACATAACATTTGCACAACCACCTCTAGGTCCTGCAACTAAAAACAGTCAGGCAATACCTGGCGTTAAGTTCTATGGAAAGAACTATCAGTTTAAGAATGATACATTGAATGCCAAGTATTTTAGGAAGATTAAAAATATATTCCAAAAAAGCGGTAGATGGATTGATGCTGCTAATCAAATTGAACGTAACAGAGTATACTTACAATCAGAAACACTTGGTTATATAAAAAATAAATTCCCTAATGTTACATGGGGTAAAGTAGAAACTAAGTGTTATAGAGATATTGGATTCGTAGCAGACGCACTTGCAAATGACATAAGATTTGGTGGCAACTACTACACTGTTACTGCCATTGAGAAGTATTTTAACAATGATATATTAGATTATATTATAGGAGAGTTACAAGAGACTACAGAAGCATATGAGCACCTTGTAGGTCTAGCAAAACTAGCAATTAATAACACTCTTCCTACAGGAACTTATACTACTGTTCCTCCATATGCAAATACAAATATTATTGTAGATACTGATCCTAATAAATGTGCTGATGTAGTATCTGCATTGACTACTCTTGGAGATATTATAGAAAAAACACTTGCTGGTGGAGTAGGCACTGTGCCAATTTCTTATCCTGATTATATTGACGGAAAGAATAAAATATTTGAATTATATTATGAGGATGGAACAGGTTTATCAACAGATCCAAATGAAAATTTATTAATTGGTATTAGTGGAGTTATACAACATGACTCTGCTTACAGTATTGATAGATCATCTGTACCAAATAAAGTTGTATTTACAAGTCCACCTATTTGGAGTCAAGGAGTAAATACAAAAACATTACAAGAAGGAATTGCAGTTGATAAGTTTTTTGCACATAGCATAGGAAGTTATCTCAGATGTGAGATTGATAAGAATGACATTCCAACAGGATCTAACGGTGCATTTCTAATATTGAATAGTGCTGATAAAAAAGTTATCAATATATCCGATCCTCAGTTTGCTCTTGTGTTTATTGATGGTGTATTGCAAAGAGATCAAGACTCTTATATTATCAACGGACCTACTATTACATTCTCAAGAAAAATTTTCCAAGATAGTAATATTGAAATAATATATCTTTACGGTAGAGACCTCTCACAAAGTATTACTCTATATGATTATGAAAGAAATGAATATTATAATGAGATAACAGTTAAATTTACTGGTAGTAGTGGAGACTTTGATGCATTTGAGAACTGGTGGGGTAAATTTAATGAAACTGATATGGTTGCATATCAGAAAGTTGGTGGAATTAAGAAATTTATTGGTAGTCTAAAACATTACTATGTTTCTGGTAATGATTTGGTAATACAAATTGCAGGTTTTAACCCTGATGTTGATAGTAGTGATATATTTTTCTCTGGTCTAGATGATTATAGTGATGAGATATCTCTCTCACAATCACGTACAGTTACTGTAACTACAAATTCTGATAACACATATAAAATGCAAAGAAATGCATCTAGATGGTTATATGGAACTAAGAAGGCAGATGAAGCATTTTATGTTAGAAAGAATGGTCTTGCTAATTTAAACAAAGGTGATCTTATTAAGATTGACGGTGAAAATGAGTATAGAACTATCAATGAGTTACCACAATACTTTGAACCTAAGACTTATCTACCTGGTGATGACCCTTCTAACAGTTTCTTTGGTTCGGTTGCTACTACCAATTATAATGGAGAAGAAAAAGGTATTGGGTTTGCCGTATCGTGTACTATTTCAAATGGTTCGGTTGACACTATAACGTGGGATAAGAATGTTCCTGTATCAGGGTATACCAAAGCACCTATACTACATTTTGTCCCTGTAAATCAGGCAGGTGGAGGTGCTAGAGCAGAAGTTATCGTTGTTGATGGTGTTATTGTAGATATTGTATTGACAAATGGTGGTTCTGGATATACGAAAGCACCAAGAGTTGTTGTTGCAAAACAATACTCTATTAAAAAGCAAAATAGAAAAATTGATTCTTTTGTAAATTTAATCTTAAATAATCAATTCTCTAGTGTTTCACAACCAGGTCCTGTTAATGCAGAAAGTACCTTTACTAAGACTAAAGGAGTTAGTGGAAGTGGAGGAATAGTAGGTAATGCTATTATTGGTGAGATTATTTCTCCTGCTGCTCATGGAGGTACATTAATAACAGTTGAAATTCCTTCTGTTGCACTTAGTCAAGCATCATCATTTGTTGTTAAAAAAGAATTCCTTAATATTCAACCAACAAGCGTAGAATCAGTCTCAATTAAAGATGTACAAGTAGAAGCAAGGTGTCGTCTTGAACTAGATAGACTTATAAAATTCCAACCAAGTATAACAATAGATGTAGCACCAACAACTGTATATCAACTTGGATTTACAGATCATCGTTTCTGGTTTACTCCTCCTGCTGGTTTTACTAATACAACTTTAAGACCATCATTCCAGATGTGGGAGAATGCTAAATTTATGGATACAGGAAACGTGCTACATAATGGTATATCGGTTTCCGCATACACAATTGAGGAGTTTGCACGTTGGGGATTTGATCTAGAAGACTTTGCTAGTTATCCTGGATCAGGTATATCTGACGCTGGATACGCATTTAATGTTGGATATCCAAGTATAAACTTCTACTTAGGAAGGATAAACCAAAACTTAAACAGTAGTGATACTATTGTTTATGTAGAAAATACTACTAATTTTCCTGCATCAGGAACTTTACAGTTAGGAAAAGAACAGATCACCTATACTGGTAAACAGAGTGATCGTTTTACAGGATGTACAAGAGGGGTTAATGGTACTACCGCACAATCGCATGATACCAGCGAACCTTTCTTCAGAAGTGCGTAATAAATACGTATAAATAAACCAGATTCAGTCTTATAAAA